TGAGCTAATTGGCCAAATTGTTTGGTAGTTGAGGTCGGACTCGAACCGACGATAGATACCGTATGAAGGTATTGCATTAGCCACTATGCTACTCAACCATTATAGAAACATACTTCATGGATGAACCCACGTGTCACAATAAAGTTAGAGTATGTTTCTATAATGGTGCTGATGGCGGGATTTGAACCCACGACCTCTTCCTTACCAAGGAAGTACACTACCACTGTGTTACATCAGCATGTTGGTGCGACCGGAGAGATTCGAACTCCCGACTCCTAAGTTCGTAGCCTAGTACTCTATCCAACTGAGTTACGGTCGCATATAAAACAGGATAGCATCTTTTTTTCATTAAAAGTGAAATTGGATTTGTTTGCTGTTGCTATCCTTAACTGGTATCCTGCACGGGAATCGAACCCGTCTCTGCGACTTGAAAGGCCACTGTTCTTAACCGATAAACTAGCAGGATATAAATTTGGCAGAGGGTACTGGGTTCGAACCAGTGATAACAGAGTCAAAGTCTGTGGTGTTACCGCTACACTAACCCCCAACATATTTTTAATAGTCAAGTGCGTCCTTCAACCTTCACAGGGTCTGATTTTTTTCTCGCACTATGCTATTCTAAAACATGCTAACGACTTAATTTCTCAAGCCGGGTCTGTGTGTCAGCATGTTTTAGAATAGCATCTTTCGATGCTATGATAGGGTTGATACCCTACCCAGTAGTCTTACTTTTCACGTTGTCGCCATGAATTTCATGTATACTGTCCGCCCGTTTACTACTGTTTATAGTGCGTAGTGTAGACCTCGTTTCTACATTTTAACACTTAGTTAGCTTTTAAGCAGTTTGTCTGCTCTCTGTACTAACCTTACATGATTGAGAACACGTTTTAGTTTGTCCTCAATCAATTTTTTCTTTTGTTCCTCTGTCATTGAATGATTCGTAAACCAATTCACTTTATCAGAAGAACCCAATTCTACATTATTTTTCAATTTCTGTCAAACTCCTTGTTGTTTTTCTGCTACAAAAGCAAAAACCCCTGAGACTTTTCAGTTTCCCAGGGGTTAAAATAATTTGTTATGATGCTAACTTGTTATTCCGTTCCCCCGGGCCTCTCTTTGATTCTCTGTGCCGCGAATACTTGTAGGATATGCTGGTACAAAGGCTAAGGAGTCTATTGACCATAGTCCCATATGTTTCAGCGAGTTACAAGTTTTATTCATCATAGTCTTTATTTAGTCCTGGTTTCAAAATACATCAAATAAGATGTGTTTTTTCAATTCATGTGTGAAGTATACATCAAAATTGACTTAACGTCAACCTTTAGTTTACCCAATTTATTTAAAACGAAAGTAGTAAATCTGTAAATACAGTATGATTTTTAATCCTATTGATTATCCTACTGTGTTCCTAAGTTATGACGAACCTAATTGTGAATCAAACTATCAACACCTATTGACTCTTAATCCAAATGCATTACGCATTCATGGAGTCAAGGGTAGTGATAGTGCCCACAAAGCCGTTGCTAACTTAGTTAAAGATTTCGCAACAAACGTTATTATAGTCGATGGAGACAACATTGTCAACAAAAATTTTTACCAAACAACACACGAACTATCGTTAACAGATATAACTGACACAGTACTAAGTTTTAGCGCATATAACTTGGTAAATGCCAATGTATACGGAAATGGTGGGATAAAAGTCTGGCCAGTATCTCTACTACAATCAATGCAAACCCACGAACATACTACCAATGTTGATGTAAAGGTAGACTTTGATTTTACAAAATATCTACAAATCAATACAGTGGGTAGCAATATAGCTATCAATGGTAGCAGCCAACAAGCATTTCGTGCTGGATTCCGTGAAGGAATCAAACTACTTCTTAATGACGGGGAAGAAAAATATAGTATGCTCAAGTTAGATTGGCGCAACTATGATAGACTATGGAGATGGATGCATGTGGGCCAAGACATTGAAAACGGCATCTATTGTATCTACGGGGCTAGGTATGCTTGCTACCTAATGAAGATTGAAAAGAATTTTAGTATTGAAAAGGTCAATGACTTTGACTATTTAAATAACTTATTCAATAGTCTTACTATTAATGAAAACGAATGTAATAGATTAGGTAAACTACTTAATACTATTGACTATAGAATACAAGACATACCAGTAGATTATTATAGTGCCGAGTACAGAAACAGAATCGTATGTGTCAAACGTAGTCCCGAAACAAACACACTATATGACATCGTATTCATACACAACAATGAACCAGGTGCAGAGGAAAACTTCAGTGAAATTAAAGAAAAGTTTCCAAGAACAAAACTACTAGCAGGCTATAAAGGAATACATAGGGCACACATAGAAGCCGCAAAAATGTGTCAGACTGATTACTTTTGGGCAATAGATGGTGATGCTGTGTTAGTAGATGATTTTGATTTTGTATATGATATCCCATTCTACGAACAACCTAAAGTACGTGTGTTTCGTGCTAAGAACCCTATCAATGAATTAGTATATGGTCATGGTGGAATTAAACTGTTACCCAGAACTAGTGTGCTACGTATGAGAACTGACAACGTAGACATGACCACAAGCATTAGCGAATACTATGAACCTGTTATGGTATTAAGTAACATACATCAATTTAACACTGATGCATATAGCACATATAGAACAGCATTTAGAGAATGTTGTAAGTTGGCTAGTGAGGTTATTAAAAATCAAAATAGTACAGAAACACAACATAGATTGAGTGTTTGGTGTACACTGAACGAAGATGCTAGTTATGGGTATCAATGTTATGCTGGTGCATTGGCTGGTAGGGAGTATGGTCTAGCGCAAAAAGACCTACACAATATAAACAATTACGAATGGTTAAAAAATAAGTATGACGAATTTCAACAACATACCCTGGCAGCGCATAGTTAAATTTGGTCAAGCAACAATGCTTGATGAAAATTTATTCTCTATCAGTTGGATACTAGGAAGATTCTGTAACTACAAATGTAGTTACTGTTGGCCATATGCTAACACACAAATACCCGATCACCAAGAACTAGAAATCTATACTAGGTCAATGGACGATATTAGACAACAAGCTAGTAATAATGGCTACACAAAGTTTCATTGGAGTTTCAGTGGTGGCGAACCTACAGCATATAAACACTTTCTAGTGATGGCAGAAAAGGTATTATACGACAGTATCCACATGACTACTAACTTAAGTCCCGGTATTCAATGGTGGGAACGATGGCTTAAGGCTACTGAGTTAAGCAGACGCCGTAGTATCACTGCTAGTTTTCACCATGAGTTTGCAAATGAAAAAGAATTTGGTAATAAGATATTATTCTTAAATGAAAACAATGTGTTTGTAACTGTTAATCAAGTTATGGTACCTGAACAATTTATGGACTTATATACTCGGTGTAAGCGATTCCATGAGCGGGGAATCAATGTAACACTAAAGCCACAAAGTGATCCAACTGCTAGTAAAGTTGTTGATGGGTATAGTGAAGATATGATACAATTAATGCGTACAGGTTTCCCACAACATGTACATGAAGAAGAATTACTACAAGTAAAACTTATAGATGATGAACACAAAGTTTGGCATTTAGATCAAGCCGAACGTTTCAATGCATTTGGGTTTAACAAATTTGAAGGATGGATGTGTAATAGTGGCTATCAGGGTATTGTAATACGTGAGGATGAAGTGAAACGTAGTTATAGTTGCCATGATAAAAGACTAGGAACATTGAGTGAAGGGTTTACTATTTTTGATAAGCCCACAATCTGTACTACACCAAGCTGTGTTAGCAGTGCAGATAGTAAGATACCTAAAGTAAAATTATGAAAATAGATACAGAACATTTACACTTTTGGATGTGTGCTATTAGAGGAAGCAACAACCCAATGCGTACACTAGATGCATTTTGGAGTGGACAACTTAAAAGCAAAGAATGGTTGATTGGAAATTTAACGCCGTATATTGATGATGTTGTGTCAGTTGATATTCATGGTGGTTGGGTAGGGGCACTAGCAAGTCTTATGTTTCAATCAGATATAGGTTCTAGTTATAGACATATCCGTAGCGTAGATATTGATCCATTGTGTGAACATATTGCTACTACGATGAATAAGATAGAAGAACAAGATGGAAGATTCAGAGCAATCACTGGGGACATGTGCAAAGTACCCATTCACGGAAATGTTGTTATCAATACCAGTTGCGAACATATTACACAAGAACAATATGAGTCATGGTTGAATAATGTTCCAAAAGATAGTTTAATTGTGTTACAGAGCAATGACTATAAGATACCTGAACATATTAGAACATGCACAACATTACAAGAGTTTGAAAAGCAATCACATATAAACAAATTATATAGTGGTAGCTTAAAACTTCAACTTTATACCCGGCATATGATTATCGGTCGTAAGTACTAATCTGCAAGACGATACGCGGTGTGTATCCGATATTTGCGGCCCCGTGTAATCCATTGCTATTTGTATAGCAATATAAATCACCCTTAGCATAGTTAGTAGTTACTGTATCCTCATACATAAAAATATGTCCGGGTTGCCAATCTTGCCATGGCATCCAATAACGCTGACTGTTAGCTTGGTATTCAGTGTGCGGGTCAATATGCATGGGCATAAAGTTTCCGGGCATCATCTTGGTAATCCACCAATGATACTCTCCTGTAATAAAAGGAAACTCTAATGTAAAACTTACATTGGTCTTGTCAAACATATAAAAATAGATATCGCTGTCTTTATATCCTGCATCACGGGCACGTTGATATTCACGTTCTTCCTCTACACTATCAGGTTTCTTACCCTCAGCAGGTCTACCCCAACCCTTACTGTTTAATATCTCGTCTACCCATTCTTGACGAACCCAATGATTATAATTAGCTATGTATTGCATGATATAAATATTTAACAATGTTCAAGTTCAACGAATTAAAACAAATCCATTTGGAAATTACCAATAACTGTCAAGCCGGTTGCCCAATGTGCAGTAGAAATGTACACGGCGGGCTTGAGAACCCACTATTGAAAATACAAAATTGGTCATTGGATGATTTCAAAAACATCATGACCGAAGAGGTATTACATCAAATAGAAAGTTATTATCATTGCGGAAACTTTGGTGACCCATTACTTAATAACAATCTAACCGACATGTGCGAATATAGTAAAACTGTCGCACCAGATACTCGTATTGCTATACACACTAACGGAAGTTTACGCAACCCAAGTTGGTGGAAACAATTAGCTAAGAGTCTGCCCAAAGATCATTTAGTTATATTTGCATTAGACGGATTAGCCGATACTCATAGTCTGTACAGAATAGGCACAGATTACAACAAGATACTAGAAAACGCAACAGCATTTATCGGTGCTGGTGGCAGAGCAGATTGGACATTTATTAAGTTTAAACACAATGAGCATCAAGTAGAAGAGGCTAGAAAAATAGCAACTGGAATAGGTTTTGAACAGTTTACAGTCAAGAATAGTAGCAGATTCATTATGGATCCAACATACCCCGTACTAGATAAAGACGGGAATGTAACGCATCACTTAAAGCCTAGCACTGATAATACACTAAAGTTCATTGATAAGAAAATGATAGACAATGCAGAACAAGTAGCACAACAAGCTACTATCAATTGCTTTGTGCAAGAAAATAAAGAAATATATATTGATGCTTACAAGACTCTGATGCCTTGTTGTTGGCTAAGTAGTTTACCATATACATATATCATGCCGGGCGACTATGCGGGAGATGTACGTAGAAAGATACTATTACAATACTACGACTTAATGAGAGACTTGGGTGGAATTGATAACATGAACGCACTTAATCGTAGTGTAAAAGATATTGTAGATTCAACTGAATATCAAACAGTGTGGCACAAATATTGGAACGATACTAAACTAATCACATGTGCTAGAACATGTGGCACAATAGATATTGCTAAACCCAAAGACCAATTTAGAGAAAAAGAGAAAATCAATGAGTAAATATTTCTGGTTTCAACCCGAAGAAACACGTATGGGTGCAGGACAAAGACAAATTGAAAAACTAACAGGTAGTCCTACATTCTGTGCATTACCCTGGCTACATGTTGCCACACGACCAAACGGTGATGCACGGTTATGCTGTGTGACTAACGCTAGTGGGGCTCACACCGGTGACCATACAGTTGGCTTGGTCAAAAAAGAAAATGGTGTACCCGCTAACTTTGGCAAAGAAACTGTGTTAAGCGCATTCAACAACGAATACATGCGAAGTGTCCGTATAACAATGTTAGAGGGTAAGATACCCGCAAGTTGTACTAAATGCTTTGAAGAAGAAAGCAACGGAGTAGTTAGTAAACGGTTATGGGAAATGTATGAGTGGAACAAAGACGGGTTAGACTTTGACCAACTGATTAAAGATACAACGGAAGATGGACATGTACCCGAAGTGATTCGTTACTTTGATTTACGATTAGGACATACTTGTAATCTCAAATGTGTTATGTGTAGTCCGCATGATAGCAGTGGATGGGTAAGCGACTACAAAAAGATAATCAAAGTTACTAAAAGCAATGTAGTATTCAGTCAGATAGAATGGGACAGTAAAGACTTTAACAACTATTGGTATGAGCGCCCAGAGTTTTGGGAAGAAGTATTTGAACAGATTCCCAACATTACTCAACTATACTTTGCCGGTGGCGAACCACTAATGATTAAAGAACATCGTAGGTTCTTAGATGAAATCATCAAGCGCGGGTATGCACACAAGATTAGTCTACGTTACAACAGTAATGGTATATTCGTTAATGAAGATATAATCAATGTATGGAGTCAGTTTAAACGTGTACGTTTTGCTTTTAGTATTGATGCATGTGATTCACGTAATGCATATATACGTTTCCCAACTGATTGGACTGACATTGAGAAGTCATTAGACTTGTTAGACACCGCACCCGATAACATACATTGCAATGTTGCATGTGCAGTACAGATATTCAATATCAAACATATTATAGACTTTGCTAAATGGAAACTAAGCAAAGGATACAAACGTATTAACAAGTTTACTATTGATGACTATCAAGCAGGCGGTGGCATCATTAGTTTACATTTACTATACATACCTACATTCTTAAGTGCAAGACTATTGCCTAAAGAAGATAAAGAACAGTTAGTAAAAGACTTTGAAAATTTTAAAGAATGGCTATGGAACAACTACACACAAGACGACAATTTCTGGCATGTAAACCCATATGGATGGAAGCGTTGGCAGGGTATCTTAAATTTTGTAACATCAGAAGACCACAGTAATCTATTGCCGGACTTAAAAGAATACGTGAATAACTTAGATGATATCAGAAAGACAGATGCTAAGTCTGTGTTTCCGGAACTAAGTCATTTATTTTAGTAATAGGGATATCAGCCGCACATGTACAATTGTTACGTGTGCATATTGCGGGTACTGTAGGCACAATAAACGTATCATTATAGATATTACCCAAGCTACCGCCCACTCTACATGTAGCACCATGTACATCACCGTCCCAGTTAATCATTAGACTTTCTAATCCAATATTGCACTTCCAACCCTTATACTTGTTTAAGTGTAATTTGATTACATCATTTGCATGTATAACAGTTAATGGATTGTATGCGTCACGGTGATGTATAAATGTATTGGGTTTTACAGTAGCGGTCTTACTTAGTATCCAGTCTAAATCATTCTGGTCGTACTTCATATCGTCAAACAAATCTTGCTCACCCTCTGTCCAACGTATGCGTCTAATAACATACGGAACACTAAATGTTTCCAAGTACTCTACTGCTTCTTTACATTCGTTCATCATTTTATGATGAGCCATTACATTGACTACAATGTTAGGAGTTTCTTCATTATCCCATATAATATCATGTACAGTATCTAATACGTTACGCCAATCACCCTCAGTAAAATGCAAGCTGATTACATATTGATTGACGGGCATTTGTTTATACCAACTACCTTTTCTAGTTCCATTAGTAGTAACACTTAGCCACTTAATACCTTTTTCTTTTACATATGATAACAATTCTTCTATGTGAGGATGTACGCAAGGTTCGCCACCGGTGAAACTTAGTCGAACCGGCTTGGGTAACTCACAGAGTTTATCTACAGTGCTTTTTAGTATATTGATATCGGTATGTGGGCTAGTATTATCATGTATTTCGCTTGGGCAATAACTACAATCATAGTTACAGCGTTTGCCTAAGTTCCATTCAATTTTAATACTGTCCTGATGATTCCAGCGGCTGTTTACTTTATACATACGGTTTAAACTCTGGGGTTATTTCTTCAAAACTTAATTGTTTGCGTGATTTATCTAATCTATGATTAAATTCAATACAATCATTCCATAAATGTGATGTATCATTTGACTTAATGAAATTAATAATACCTTCAATTTGTTTTAGTGTTAGATTTAATAGTATAGGATGTTCTATAACATACTTATAAGTAGGTACACGCAATCTAACTATCTCTAATCTTCTAATAGCTAAATCTTTTAACTCTTGTGGCAATACTTGTATGCTTAATACATTAGGATACTTAACCATATTAGTATAAAATACAATACCCAAATCATCTAAGAAATATTCAATCATTTTATCTAATACAAGTACATTAGATACTTGCACAGCAACTGCGCCAACAATACGATTTAGATTGGGTATCTTTTGTACCTCTTTAATATTTGATATTAATTCTCTCCAATCACCGTTACCGCGAATATAGTCGTGGCTATTTTCAAACCCGTCTATACTTACGTTTACTGCTACACTTTTAAACTTAGGCCAGTAATCATATATGTTTCTGCGACCCTTGCCTAGTGTAGTTAAATTGGTTGCGTACTTGATCTCAATATTATGTCCGTACTCACTTAGCATGTCTAATATGCGATAATGTTGTGGATCCATAAGTGGTTCGCCACCTGCAAATTCTGCACGACGGAAATATGGTATAATCTTAGCAAAACTATCCCACCAATTAGGATTGTCTTCAAACTTATCTAAGTAGGGTTTCTGCAACAAATTCAAATCTTTAATAGCCTGAACCATATAGTTGTTTTCTTTAATATAGAATTCTTCTACTTCTTGCCAATCGTTCCAGCTTGTACTGTCCATAGGATGACACATACGGCATTTTAGATTACACAAGTTATTCAATTTGATTTCCATTGTGGGGATTTCAAATGGCATGGTGTAGTCTTCTCGTAAACTATCTAATGCGTGTGGATATAATATAGCACGTGATTCAGGTATTGCACCCGTAATATGTCGTTGTCTTAAACTTTCAACACCCTGGTCTTCTAATACAAAACAGGGTTCGCATTCTTTGGGACGTATACTGTTGCAAACTTGATGACGAATACGTTTCATATTGTCATTATTCCATATTTCTTCTAGCGTATTCTTTGTAATATCCCCGATAGGGTGACTGCGACAACATACTAATATTGCCCCATCTTCACGTGTAGCTAGTCCGGTAAACGGATGCATACAGAATGTGTTACTTTGATTGTTCAATTGCCCACAACCTTTCTTTACACCAGAAACATTCATTACATATAGGTACATATTGACCCGGTGTATATGTAGTATAATTTATATCAGGAAATTCACCCTCACAACTACGTGTATTGTTTAATAATTCATTTAATTGTAATGAATTGTATTGTCTGATGATCCAGTCTTTCTCAATAAATCTAAATGGATGCACTACGGTTTTATTCATATGTGTAGTTAATCGTAGATATTGATTTTCTTCTGTGGGTTCTACATTACGCTTTTCCATTCCACCTAAATCAATACCTCTAGGATTATGACTGACACCATTATAATAAGCGTCTACATTCTCATAATAACAGATATATTCACTATAGCTACGAATCTCCGCAATATCCCCTGAACTAGGCTTTCCATATTCATCTGTAAATGTAGGGCCTATATTGCCCCATTCAATGTCAGGAGCAATAAAGTTTTCATATCGTTCAAAGTGTATGTTTTTAAACGTGCGGAGGAAGTAACTATATACGTCCAAGCTATTATATCGTTGCCAGGGTCTAGTCTTCCACATTCTAACATGACTGATAAAAGCTATATCAATTGGCAATTTATTATCAGTTATATGCTTACATAATAGATAGGCTAATAACGCACTATCTGCGCCACCGCTTATACTAACTGCAATATTACTCCATTCATTATTAAATGGAATCTCTAAATTATCTACTATAAAATTATTCATGTTCTTTCTAAATACCTTAATAAGGGGCTGATGCCAACAGGCTGATTATCATCTAATGCTAGATATATACAGTTGGTTTCAGTTAAATTAAAATCCTTGCATACTTTACTATAGTTAATATTGTGCGTATACCATAGATAATCCGACTTTGTATTATCCATAAAGTATTTTGCAATGGTTATTAATGCACGATTGTTCATACTGAAATCGTTCATTATACTAATACTATCCTGTACAGGCTCTTTTGTATATCTAATACCAACACGATTCCATCCTAGACCAAGACCTTTACTAAGACTGATCCCAACGGACTTGATACTAGGATGACTAAAATCAAAAACAATATTGCGGCAACAACTAATCCATGCACCGTCAATATGTACTGGAATATCTTTGTTAAGACATTCATCTAGTAGTTCCTTCATACTTACATGTATATCCCCGGTGCTGGGGAAGGGCATTGCTATTATTAACGGAACGTTGGGTATTAGATTACCAACGTCAGTAACAGTAGATAACCCTAGACGATTATGATATCTATAATCATTAGTAATAGTTTGTACTGGGCCCTGCATATAAAGATTGTCTATATACTGAGTACAACCTATTATAATATCTTTACGGGTATAACTGCCTAGTCCAGTTAATGTATTCACTGTAGTACTATCTATCCAATTACTACATTGTATTATAAAATCGCTGTATTCAATATACTCGGATTTAAACTGTCCACTCAATACATTATTAGTTAACAGTTCTAAATAACTGTCAATTAACGGTTGCGGCTTGAATATCTGTAGATAATTCTTAGAATAACTTAATGCGGTTCTCATACCCAATCTCCATACATATGCCAACTAGGAGTATTTAATTGACTAATATCAATTGGACTTAATTGTCCGTACAATGGGCCATCAATAAACCCTGTACAGGCTCTGCTACTAAACGTTATATAACTATCAGGGAAACACTTATTAATATTGTTAATCCAATAGTTCTCTCTATGCAATCTATATCGTAACGGATATAGTGATACTGTTCCCTCATAAGCAAAGATATTGCTTAGATTAAACACGGTCTTTTTATTTGAGTAATCAAAATATTGATGTAAATCAACTATTTCATTTAATAAGTCTAAATGAACAAAATCATATGAGACATTAGCTATTACGGGTGCTTTGTTCTTCCAGTATTCTAATGCCTTAATATTGTAATCATACATAACAACATGTACGGGTCTAGTTTTACTGATGATATCTGTATACCATGTGCCGCTAGCAGGGGTAAACACTTGTTCAATATCAGTTAATTTACTATTAGGCCAGTCTGTATTCTCTGTATGCACAAACGTAGTTAAACAGTAGTTATGTTTTTGATATATATAATTAATCTGATCCAGAAACACATCTATATTCTCTGGATAATAATGTTTTTTATTTTGTCTGAATGGTTCATCAAATACTAATACAGGGATATCATTATCTAATGCTATACTTAGTATATTGTGTCCATGCATCTTGTGACTATAATCTGTTTCATCTTCCCCACCCGACACCCAAGACGGTGTATAATCATCATGTATATTGTCATGGCTACGGTGTGGCTTTATTTGTCGATGTTTACTTCCTAGTATTTGTTTTCCAATATCCGGACAATTGTGTTGTTTATAGTATTTTAAATTGATTACATAGCACTGATGATGCAGTTCATAATATGCTTCATTACGGTCTAATACATGCCCCATAATAAAGAAGTCTTTATCTAGACTTTTTTCTAATTCAGTAAAGAATTTATCACCATTAATAAACTCTGTGCCAGGACTGAACACTACACAGTATTCATATTCATTCGCACATTGTTTTAATAGTTCATTTTCGGATAAGCCTACAAAAGTATCATATCCCTTACTGTATAAGTTGGTGATAGTGTAATCTGCAATGTTCTTAATATACTCCCGTGCCATTGGATTATACGTATGGGTATCATCTACCATACAATATGCTATTTTTTTATCATTGAGGGTGCTTGGGAATTTTTGTATACTCATAACTCTTTACTAACATTTCACTAAATTCATCTAATTTATTACCAATAATACCATGACCAATCATATGTATTCTATTATACACTGAATTATTCACAACGCAATGTTCATTGGTTATATTGACCAATTTAACATCACCCGGAGTCCAGGGAACAATACCATATTCTTTCAATGCCATTACGCAACACTCCGGGTGAGTTATAGCTACATTAATGGGAACGATATGATTTAACAAATCTATATTACTTAAATCAACATTCGGTGGACTATCATTATGCGGATAAACATAACCATTTGGGGCCACTCTCATAAATCTAACACGTAATAGTTTTTCAAAGGGCATTGACTCCCAGAATTGTTTAATTGTGGGTGTTAATTCTGCTAATTCTGTCCAATTATATTGTGGCTCAGTGTCACTATAATGCTGCCAAACACCCGTCTTATCTGTGCCCAACCCGTGTATACAGCAACTGTCCCAGCCAACATGATTATCCCCTTCGCGGTGATGCACATAATAAGATTCTGCTTGTTTAGCTTCAGCTACCCATGTATTAACGTTAAAACTCTTTAATAGTTCTATGTAGCCAAATTTACTATTAGCTATATACCGTGCTTGTTCTATTGTAGTAAGATGTTCCGGAATAGGATGCAATATCTGTGTATGATGTCTATATTTTTCTATAAATTCGTTTGGGATCATCTTAATATTTAATTACATTAGCCTAGCACTAAATATTTCTATGCTTACACCTACCACATATACAGTTAACAATCAATTAATATTACGGGCATTAAACAATATACCCGTAGACACATTTCGCTTTACTATCAATGAACCCACAGGAGATTTCTTTTATGATCCTTGGACATTGAGTAACGAATATGTAGACACCGCTTGGGGTGAATTATACAATAGTATAGACATGCCGGACAAGGGTGAGGCACGAATTATCAAGTTAAATGGGGGAGAATGCTATATAAGTCATGCTGATATAGACGATAGATACCATTTAAACTTAAGCGGAGAAAAGTGCTATCTAATTAACTTAAACGATGAAACCATGCATGGTTTACAATGTGACGGGTTATGGTATACAATGAACGCTGGATCTAGACATAGTGCGTGTAATCTAGGGAACAAGATACGCTATCAGATAGTAATACGCAAACTATTGAATAAGAACGTTTTGCAGGATCCAGTACCAGTAACGTTAGTAACAAACATAGACAAAGACGATGCTAGATACTTGTTTGATAATACATTGAGTGGCCCATTAAATCATGCAAATAAGCAAGGATTAATTAATGATTTTAAATTATTAAGTAACGGGGTTAGTTTTAATTTAGAGAGAAGTATGTACAGTGAAATGTTAAAGATATTACCTAAAGAGTTTGGAATAGTATGAAGAAATACATAGGTAATATTAGTATTATATTTGATTGTGAACAATTGATTTCCGATATAGCCAATGTTGAAGTAGATGCTCAACATGGGCATATGATACTGCCAACTGATAATCCTTTCTACCAGGAATATGTCAGACAAACAACGGCATTAGAACTGGCCGGGTATGACGAACATGTGGTAGAGTATCGTCACTATCAAGCTGGGGAACACTTCTCCTATGACTATGCAGAGCAATTTGCAAAATTCGTAGGAGCTAATCCACTAATGTGTTGGGTTAGTGAGATATACCCGGGCAAGTGTACGCCATGGCATTGGGACATTAATCCATGGGAACAAGAACAATTAAAATTAGGAAATATAGTACGATATTTTATGTTCTTAAGTAAGCCTGCTCCGGGTCATGTCTTTGTCACAGAAGATGACTGTTACTATAATGAATTGCAAGGAAGTATATATCAGTATGAACATATTCATAGCTGGCATGCGGGAACTAACGTAGGATTAATCC